TCTAAGACCGCCCCCCATTCTAATAATGGCCATTCTAAGACCGCCCACCATTCTAATAAAGGGCATTCTAAGACCGTCCACCATTCTAAGACCGTCCCCCATTCTAAGAAACACCATTCTAAGACCACCAACCATGTTGGAGGAGATTACCATAATAAAAAGGTAATGTAATAAACCATATTTGGATGCCCTTATAAGTATTATCATCTTACTAGACTAAAAAAACTTTTTTAAATTTTTAATATTTATTCTAATAACTAACAAATCTAGAACACCTCTAGCACCTTTCCAACTCCTCTAGTCCGACCCTCTCGAAATATTAAGATTTCTCCAGGTTCAATAGCTTCAGGGTGATGCTTAAATTGAAATTGCACAGTTGCCCTGTCTCCACTTCGAAGAATAGCCTCTCCTTCAGATTTGAGATTGCTAATGACATTTTTAATATCTGTTATTTCTGCACACTGACAAATCGCACCACAGTTAATTAATGGTTGATATTTCTTAGAAATTGACGTATGATGCATCATAATTTGAATCTCAGCAATGAAATTTCTAACTAATTTAAGCCCATCTTCTTGTGTAATAATGATACCCTTTCTAAGACAATTCCCAGATAATTTAATATCATTACTTTTTAATTGAATACATCCACTTTGTCCGGCATACAAAACAGTGATTGATTCCTTAAAATTATTATGCATTGTTCCAATCCGTAGATTATAAAATTTCCCCATAATTGGACCAATTTGAAACATTTCTCTACTAGATGCATTGATTGTACCAGATACAAGAATGCCAGATACAACTCGCCCAATACCAGGAATCATATATTTGGAATCTACAACAAACTTAATTTTATCATCTTTCATCTTTTCATAATCCTTTAATGGTTGTAAAATCTCAGTAATAAAATGCTTCAATAAGTCAATCCCAGCTCCAGTTACAGAAGAAACTGGAAATATAGGCACTGGCATCTTGAAATTTCCAGCTGCATAAAAGATTTTAATTAATTCAATATCTTCCATAGACCTAATAATAAATACCTTCCTGCCTGACGCGCCACTATAAAAATCTTTAATACTCTTAATTGCATTCTTTGTAATTTTATTATCTACCATATCGATTTTTGTTAATATGAAAAACGCAGGTAAATTCAAGGCATTGACGATAGACAAATGTTCCCTTGTCATATTAGCATTCTTTCCAGTTCCACTTCCCTCCTTTTTAGGTAAAATGCCCTTGTTTGCTGCTACAACAACCCCAACATATTCAACAAAACAACGCTTGATGCCACCAATTGTATTTTTTAAATATTTTTCATGTCCCGCTAAGTCAGTCAAACTCACAATGTCATTATTCGTCTTTTTTATATGATGTTGCACTGGACATGTTGTACGCCCACTGACTTTCTCATGTTTCCAACGCATAATAGATGTTCTTGCTAATCCTCTGCCATCGTCCAGAATTCCCTTAATTAATACACCAGTTATAGTCGTTTTTCCAGCATCCACATTTCCAAGCATACCGATTCGAATTTCTCTTTGTTGGTTTGCCATTTTAATAAGTATTGTAATTTTACATATGATTTGTATCAAATACAAATTCAATTTTACTGATAAATATGGTAACATACAGTCTAAATGTGCCAATTATGCCAATTATGCCAATATTAGACAAAAAAAACAATAAATATAAATTCAATTTATGGTTTGGCGTAATTTATCAAATATAAACTACTAGTTGCTGAGCATGGTGTATGCTTTGATTGAATTTATATGTTTGATATTTATGAAAAATAAAATTATTATAATATGAAATTCAATTTTGTAATTAATATAAGATATGCGGTAATTTATAGAAAAAATGGATAAAATTAACATTAATAATTGTATTAAACTAGCAATTTTTAGTAGCGGTAAAGGAACAAGCATAAGACCACTAATAAATAAAATACAAAATCAGGAAATATCTGGAGTTGAAATTTCACTTGTATTTACTAACAAGCTAGACGCGCCAATAATTGAGTATGCGAAGAATAACAATATTCGGACTTATACATTGGAATATTCTAAAGAATCACATAAAAATCGGGAAGGCTACGATATGGAAATAGATAATTTATTAAATGGAATAGATTATATATTTTTAGTTGGATATATGAGATTAATTAGTCCCTGGATGATTAATAAATGGAAAAATAAAATAATTAATTTACATCCAAGTCTGTTGCCTGCATTTGCGGGAATGATGGATTTAGGCGTCCATCAGGCTGTGCTTGACAGAGGATGTAAAATTACGGGAGCTTCCATTATGTTTATTGATGAGGGGGCAGATACAGGACAAATTATTAACCAAAAGTCAATTGAAGTTTATAACGATGACACTGCAGAAAGCCTGAAATCAAGAATACAAGCTGTCGAAAGCACTTTAATAATTGACTTTGTAAAATCTATCATCAATATTTCATAATAAAAATTGAAAATTGAAAATTTATAAGCATAAAATGCATATTACACTTTAACAATCCATATATATATATATAAATATAACTCGTCGATAATGGAGAACACGAACATTCGCTTAGTCGTTAATCCAGAACATGCAAAAATAAGTAAATTGCTAGGAACACAGGCATTGTCTTATTTATTTGATAAGTTTTGTATTATATTTACTGAGAGTCTTAGAAAATATTTCAAAGTCATATCAGTCCATCATCGATATGAAATTAAACAACGACAGTATGTATTTACATGCACTGTTTTATCAAACCAAAATAGTTCAAAAGGGCGACATAAAATATATAAAACGAAACCTTTATGTGAGGATAAATATGTTATTACAAAGGGTGAATTGCAGAATGAATTTGACAAACAATTTGCTGATAATATAATTTATAATAAAATGCATTTTACAATAGTGCATATAGAAAGTAATTTTAATGGTATACCTTCTGATATAATAAATAATAGTTTGTGTGATGCCATTGATAGTTATTATAATATTTCATTTAGAAATAAAGTATTTACTAATAAAGCTATTCTAGAATCTGAAAAAATCGCAATTATCATTAAAGACCCCAAAAACTTAGAATGTCTAGTAATATCAAACAAAACATATGAATTAATTACACATGTATGCGGCGATAACATTTGGCTCCAATCTAATAAAAATAAAAAAATAATTGATGTGCGATATGTAGAAATGTATAGTGAGTCGCAATCCACTGAAGAAGAGGCAAACCATGCATCAGAATTGTTATTATATTACAACTTTTACTCAAAATATTTTACAAAATCAAAAATGGTTTTACTACCAGAATATATCAAAATATCGAATTCCACAAATTCAGAAATTAAATACATAAAATTAGAAGACTTATCAAATTACGTTATCAATCCAAATGAATGTATAAGATTAATGTATCCAAATTCGCGCATTTCTCAAGGATATCATAAGAAAAAGGCGATATTATTTTATGACTTTTATCATACATATATTATTAAAGAATGTCAGATTTGTATGGACCAATTTTATCGAGAATGTAACTATTATAACAGTATAGAAGACAAACAATGTCATATTAAATCGTGCCCGAGTTGTTTTAATGAATATGTAAATTCTGAAATAGATACTTATTTAACAAGGAAACCTAGTAAATTTAGTTCTATTTGCCCTGTGTCAGATTGCAAGAGGCGGATTTTTCATATTGAAAATAATACTCTATATATTATTAATAAATTTTATAAATATCTCTCGAAATCCACAATTTCTAGATTAAAACTATTACAGTCCGATATTTTACTTACTAATAATACTGATAATGCTGATAATGCTGATAATGCTGATAATGATGTTCCTGCTATAAGAACACGAGAAGAAGCAGAGTTGTATATGAAAGAATTGATTGATAGCGATATTTCTGAAAATGCAATCAATCCGACTTTATCTAAAAATATTAATATTTGTCCGAATGTAGAGTGCAACACAATCATTATACGAAGTTATGGGTGTAATGCTGTTATATGTTCTAAATGTTCCACTAAATTGTGTATTGCATGTGGTGTTTTTGATGTATCGACGAATCGATGTAATTGTAATCAATCAATTACAACAAATTATTTTGAAAGAAGCCAACTGAGGGATGTCGCCGATTATAATGGATTATTTCAGATGGAACCTATTATAATTTGAAATGTTGATATAATTTTTGCTATTTTTGCTATTTTTGCTATTTTTGCTATTTCTTGCAAAAAATTGATTTTTTTATTTATTCAATATACTAATCATAAATATAATATTAAAATAATAAGATAATAACCAAAAATGTAACAACTAACATTATATTGGTAATAGACTATTCTATTGGTGGCATCTATATAATCACAGGATTTGTAAGACATTTGAGATTTGTATGTCTCGAGTGTTCCTACGCTAGCACAATATTGCTCTAAAAAGTCCCAGATTTATAGTTACATAACCAAAATGATTAGAATATTCCTCATTTTTTTTTGGATTTTTGGATTTTTGGATTTTTGGATTTTTGTAATTGTAATTAATTATAAATCTTGGAAAAATTGAAAAAAATAAGGACATAGTATAGATTTCATTCCTCAGACCGCAGATTCAATCTAGTTCTACGAACCCTCCAACACAATGGCTACCCTCCAACAAACGCTAGACGTCGGAGAGCAACCATCATTCCAAGGAAAAGGATTTGTTCTTGATGTACCCTGGCTAGTTCGTCTAGTTAGGAGGGCTACCAAATTCTCAGGAGCTCATTCTAATAATACGCATTTGCAGGCGTTGTTTGATTCAGCAATTCAAAACTTAGAAGCTGGATTGTCTAGCGTTGGTTTTATTTCTAAAATCACACAGCATTCCGAAAAGGTGGGAATTTACCGTATTCAATTAGCTAGAGCACATAAGCAAAAAGGGTCGGGTAAAGATACGAAATTTCGCATTAATCTAAATGGACCTTGGTATAGCAAGGGGATGATTCAGCGATACTTAGAGTTAAGGCTTCGCAATTATTTAATTGATAATCGATATCTCAAATACGTAGGAATTTCAATACAGAAGGAGCAGATATGCTTTAGTGTAGACCAATTATCAAAATTGGCTGGTATCATTACTCATTTTATAAATTTCAATTTCAAAAAATATTTGTATTCTAAGTTTATGCATTATCCGGAGAATATGTCATTCTTACGCCAAGACTTGCCAATACATGTCACAATAGATGATAACAAAGATGATTATACGCTTGGTGTATATTTACCAGATAAAAATATATATGACCCGAAGTATATTTTGCATTGTTGCGACACATTTACAGTTGCATATTATAAATACATGAAATCGGCTTTGTCTAATTTTATGAGAGATTGTTTTAGGATAGATGTTTTGCAAATGTTGCAACATTCCAATAATAATGATTGCGATATGTATAATTTGACCACCGGCGATTCAATTAAGACATTTCCTGATATTTCTCCAACTGATTTACAAGGTATTATGCAGACAATTGCACTCAGGCATTGCCAAGTCGAGAGCACAATGATATGTGGGAAGTCTATGTTAGTAATGTATAATTCATATCGATTTAATAGCGCCAAGATGTTTAATAACCAGTACGCAATACAGAATTGTCAAACATGCATGGAATCCAAATACTGGGATAGACTTGCTACTTCTCGCGGGTTATGCTCTGATATTATGAAGAATTGCATTCCATGTCTGAATGGCTACATACAAAGTAGCATTGAAACTACTGGACCCGGAGGTGTTATTCGATGTGCCACTTCAGAGTGTTCGAAGTGGCTAATGAAAATATCAACTGAAGGAGTACTAGAAATCCAACGCGATTTTATAAATCTACTCTCTCCAAAGACAATTAGTATTATTAATAAGCATATGTTGAAAATTGAGGAGACGCTTGATGTTCGTAAGTTGAAAAGTCCAGACTCAATCGCTCAAGCCCGCCAAGTAGCAATCGCAGACCGTGATAGGATTCGTTCTGAATTAGATAAAGAAACCTTGCAAAAGTCCATTGAAGATAGACTTTTGGCATTTCCTTATTATGTCGAACCTCCTGTTCTTGACGAGAGTGTATTGCACGAGGGGGAAATGGCGTTGAATTACGTAAATATTTGTCCCTGTTGTAATACGATAGTTATTAAGGAATCGGGATGTCCCGCGATGACCTGTCAAAAGTGTATGACGCCATTTTGCATTAGATGCGGACAATATGATACGGAAACAGAGAGTTGTTCTTGTCTAACAGGTGGGATTTCAATTGGATATTTTGAGAGAAATGAAGCAAATGAGGTCTACACTGATATTATGCGAGAATTCATAACTCGCGAATAAAATATTCATATTTAATATTTATTGATTAATACATATACTAATACATATACTAATACATATTTACTAATTCATATTTACTAATTCATATTTATCACCTACATATAAAATTTTTTTTTATCTAGTGATATAATAAAACGCGTTTAATATCAATATCAATATCAATATCAATATCAATATTCTATTAAAATGGTAAAAAAAATATCTCAAAAAGGCTCTGGATATAGTAGTGATCCATCCCAAAATGTTGGAAATCAATTAGTATATAAAGCATATAGCGATTGCAATCCACCTTCAATAATTAATGGAACCTTAAAAATGATTAATTGCAATCAATCTGGTGGCAAAAAGTCAACTAAGCGTAAGTCATCATCTAAACGTAAGTCATCATCTAAGCGTAAGTCATCTAAGCGTAAGTCATCAAAACGTAAGTCATCTAAACAATGTGGGGCATGCCAAGTAAATTCCCATTTAGTGGTAAGCAAAAGTCGGTTTATTCGGGCGATATGAAAGACCGTACATTCGGTGGTCGCCAACCAAGTTGGAAATCAACAGATGTATAATTTTTACTTTATTTTCTCATTAAATTTTAAGTTTATTAAAGATGGCTGTAAAAACAATACTACACGTAATTATAGAAATCATAAAAGTAATTGCATATGTAATATACTATTTCTACGTACATATTCTCCCATTTATGATTAAGTATATTGGTATTCCAATGTTTTTATTTGGATGTGCGATATCGGGTGGGTTTGCAATATCATTCTTATTTATCATTCTAGGGGGTTCATTTATTTATTATACATATGTAAAAAAAATTATCGCAATATCCCCGCCAGTAATAAAAAGGCGAGATAAATCTAATCCAGACCAACAATAATACACAATTATGGTATTAAATCATAATAATCCCGAAATTTCATTAAAGATGGATTATACCCAAAACGACTTGTTGTCATTCTATTTTTTATTTTTGGAATATCTTTTTGTATTTGTGCTTGAAATTGCAATTTATATAATTCTAATTGCGATTGATTAGGTACATCTGATAAACTTTCTCGAGTATGCATTTTGTAATTTGCATTTAAATTATAAACAAATAAGACACCTAAAATAATTAGTGCTAGCACACCAATTAGAGCTAATGTATTATTTCTCATTTTAATTATGCTTTTTATATTTTAATTACATTAAAATGTGGCGTCTAGTATGTGGCGTCTAGTATGTGGCGTCTAGTAGTATTACTAGTATTATTATATTTATTATAATTTATACAAATGATATGTTATTCGTTATAAAATTGAATTAATTAATTAAATACATATTAATACTAATATAAATAGCAATACTAATAAATATAAATACTGATACTAATATAGATATTTTGGATAATATTGTAACCATGCTAGATATTAATAAATTTAAAATTCTTATACAGGATTTAATAAATCTTAGGAGAAAACAACATGATTTGTTAAATTGTCTTAATAATAAAAAGAATGCAAGTGCAGTGTTATTTCGTATTAAAAATTACGAAAAATGGCTAATAAAGATTGACAAAATTAAAGCCTTGAACTTAACTTTGAATTCTATTGATGATATTAAAAATTTAAAGGATGCTAGTGATAAATTAAAGGTTCGTTTGCTAGAATTTCAGGAAACCAATACAATTTCCGATATTATAAAAGTTAATAAGGAAATAATTAAATTGAATGATGCTTTGGGAAATGTGTCAATTGAAATTAAAAAAATGGATACTAGTATTGATGATTTACAAATTCCTGAAACATCAGACCCAAAGTATAAAAAGAAAAAAACTAGGGGCGATGATAGACCAACTGGTGGAAACACACAAATTATATTTGACCTTCAAAGAATTATTGGGATTGGACCCGCAAATGCCAAAAAGCTATTAGGAGAAGGTATAACTCTTTCAAATTTACTTGAGGAATGGCAACAATTTATCCTTAAAAATCCGAAATTTAATTTAAGTGATGGTATGGCTCATCAAGCGTCTCAGTTTTCTTGTCTAAGTAATAAAAAACCTCAAAATCTGCAAAATCTGCTGTCTTCTACTACATATCTTAAAAAATTAAATCATCATCAGCTTGTTGGTATTAAATATTTCGAAGATGTTGAAAAACGCATACCTAGACCAGAACTAGAGCGAATGGAAAAACTCATTATTACAGTATCTAAAAAGATTGATACAAAAATGAATATTACAATATGCGGTTCATACAGGCGAAGATGTGATACATCTGGCGATATTGATATGTTATTGACACACGATGATTGTCAGACAAAAGAAGATATTACATATTTTCAAATTAGTCCATTGTCGGAGTTTGTTAGAGTATTATCGGCAGTAGGCTTCCTAACAGACCATTTAACTATTGATGGGAGCACAAAATATATGGGGATGTGTGCATTACCAGATTCTCCATATAATCGCAGAATTGACATTCGATTTGTTCCAATGAATTGTTATGCATCTGCCCTAGTATATTTTACTGGTAGTTGGAACTTTAACGTAGAAATGCGAAAATATGCCATATCAAAAGGCTACAGTTTAAGCGAATATGGAGTTACTAAAAAATCTAGCGGGGAAATAGTACCATTTAAAACAGAAAAAGACTTGTTTGCGTTTCTAAAGTATCCATATAAAGAACCCTGGAATCGAGACCTATAATTTGCTTGCTTATTTATCTTTTTATTTTTATGAATTTGATAAATAAAAATATAAATATATATTAAAATAAAATAAAATAAATATATATTAAAATGGTTTTGTGTCAAGCTTTTGGAAATATTGTTGAAAAATTTATTTCAAACAAACATACGGAAAGATTCACGGATAGTTCCCCTAGTGTTGCAACTATTATTGCAGTAGTATTATATGTCCTATTGGTGCTTTTTGTAGGTAAATGGCTTTGGAATGAAACTCTATGCAAAGTTGTTGCAGTAGTTAAACCAATGCCATCTTTACTCCATTTCATTGGACTTCTTCTTCTTCTAGATATTTTACATCCAGGATGTCAATGCTAGTTCAATTTATATAAATTGTTTTTTGGTTTTATTGTTTTTTTCTGTATAGATATTAAGTTAATAAAATGACGGAAACATTTTCAGAGAAACAAGTCATTTTAATGCTAATTTTTGCGATAGCATTTATTGGATGTTTCATATATTATAAGTATATTTACAGAGAAAAAACGATAGAGAAATTTACAAATGATATAACAGAAGGTTTATGCTATATAAAACTATCAAACACTGGCGAAACCCTAGCATTTAGCTCATCTTCAGCAAAACTATATCCAGCAGATGATCTAGTTAGCAGAGTACCTTGGAGGCTAGTAGCTACAGATAAACCAGATGTATTTTACATACAAAATACATGGAGGTGCCCGGACGAAGGGAGATGTGGTTCATGGCTAGCATTTTCTAATTACTCAATTAATATTATTGGAAAAACTGACATTGTAAATAGAGTGCCCTGGAAATTTATTCCACTTGG